GATAATCTTGTCGGATCCGCTTCAGATAACCCAAAGATGTAGTTTTTCTCAATGTCAATCATTTTTCTAACGTGCTCAATAAATTTAGGAAAATCTTTTTTATTAGCAATATTAGCAAAAAACTGCAGCTCATCTAAACTGGACGTTTCGAGGACTCGTTGGGTTTTGATAGGTATCCGTTCTTTAACCATTAGATTCCTGGCGGTGTCATACCGCCACCCTGTATTAATGAAGGTAAGGTATCCTGTACTTGTTTGTTACCTCCAGATTGATCACCTACTAACGCCTTCCTCTGGGCTTCGATTGGTGTTTGGGATTGTGGCCTTGGAGGCATCGTTCCCTCTGCCATTGTTCCCGCTTGTGTTCTTCCAGTTTGCGCTAATAGCTCACCCATCACGTGGTCCATAAATATCTGAATCACAGGAGAATCATTTGGTAATCTCTGGAAAGTTGGGGAGTGCATAAACTCTCCGTGAATTTGAGTATGAGCCGGTGATGCAAACGGGGTTGGAGCAACTGGTTGACCCTTGGCCATTAGTTCGTTTTCCCGCATTGCCAACTCAACTAGTTGTTGGGCTCTGGCTTCTGGTAATTCCTGGGTTGGTGCTTTCTCTACTTTGAAGTCATCTGGATTTAAATCATTAACCCGAAGAAGCTGGTCGCCTAGTTTTTCTGCGTCGTAGGCCATTCCTCCAACTGCTAGCTGTATAAGACGATCGTACATCTCAGTCATTTTACTCTGCATTAATGGTTTAGAAATAGGTAGGGTAGACCCAGCCGCAAATTTAATATCATAACCACCTCTAGCGGTTGGAATAAATGTCTCGGGACGTATTTCAAAGAAGCTCATCCCAGATATTGCTCTTTCCTGGGGGATACCCTTTTCATTAGCAATAAGTTCTTTATTCTCTAAACGGATAGTTTTGAAACTTTTCTTCATTGGCTCACCGCTGACAACCTCCAATAACCCTTTCGAAGCCAAAGACGAAACTTGCTGCATATAATCTTGGGTTCCCTTTTTCCCCACGATCTTTTCTAGTTTTGGCTGGGAGTAGAATTGGATAATATTGGAAACTCGCAGTCGGGCGACATTAACCAAAAACTCTCTTTCCAAAAGCCTCATCTTCATTCTTATTCTCTTGAGAGCACTTTCTTTCAAAATGGCGGCCTCCGTAGCAGTTCCAGGTGTGGGCAGGGACGCACTTCGTGGATCAATACCGGTAGTGATTGTTGAATCATCGGCCAGCATCTTTATACTCATCTCCACACTTCTTGGAATGTCCCCATACTCCACTGGCTTAGCCGCATTAACATCATCAGTAGGAATCAGTCCGTGTGGTCTGGCTATTAAATCCTCATCGTTCAAACCTAGATTATTAGAAACCAAAAACATCTTATCAATATCTAAGTGGTTTCTATCAATCACCATTCTTCTAAGGGTATTTAGTTCATCCTGGGTTGACTCAAGCATCTCTGCTTCACCCTTTCCGTAGAATCTGTGGGTGCGTTTAACATCAAGGGCCCTGGCAAAAGGAAGTTGTTTGTGACGGTAGATATTCGGGCCCATCCTCACCACTACATCGTTGGCAACAATAATTAAATCATCCTCTGGTTTCTTCGACCAGTACCACAAAACTTCAACGTCCTTACTTTGGTCTATCCCTTGGGGAGGTTGGTAAAACTCGTAGTAGTTAGTATCACCACCAGGGCGTACTTTACTAGCGTTTCCAAGGGGATCCCATACGTCACCAGTAAAGAAGAGACGGAAATCTTCAATATTCATAATGTAGCGGCGGATACAATCTCTAGCAGCGTAAGGACCGCTGAACCCTCGGGCTTTCTCATCGACGTAGAAATCCTGGAGTTTAACTACTTCCATATAGCAATCATCGAAATCGAAAGTTTCTTCTTCAACGTACTCTTCTTTGTTATCTTTCCCAATCTTTAGATTCCGAATAAGTCTTCGATCTTTTAAATAAAACTCTTGGGCAATACCAGTCCCGAAGATAAGGGCATCTTTCATTACATTGTAGAGTTCAGAGTCGCCATCGGCTACATCCCAGGTATATTTAAATATGTGGCTCATTACGGTTGCTCGAGGTGCGTCTTCTGAACTTCTGGGTAAAATTAAAGGTTGAGGAGTTTGATCGACTATTTCCGCTAACGCCGTTTCGACGATAGCAGTTGTTAACGGTACGAAGTGGTTACTTTGCCATTCGTCTCTTCTTTCCTTATCTTTCCGCATCGCCTCCCATTGTTTTTCCCACCGGTCCCAATTCTTCTCCGCTTCCTTTCGATCTGGCGAATCTTTCATTGCCAAGAAACGGTCATAGACCCACTTGCGGGCATCGGCCTCTTTTCCCTTTGGGTTATAAACTGCACGTATTGCCGGTTCTGTTTTTTCTTTTGGCATAATTAATAAAGGTATCTGTTAGCAAAGTACTCTCTTTTTTCCCTTGGCCTAGCAAAAAGAGCTAGCGAATAAGAGAGGGCGTCAATAGTGTCATCATGTTGTCCCCTTGGAAACCGTAGTAGTTCATCCTCAAGATACTGATTGTTCACCATCTGTTTCCAGTGGAAAACCTTGCCCGCCGCATAAAGGGGTTGCAAAGCCTGAATGCGTTGATCTTTCGTTCTTCCGCCTGGCCGCACTTCTTGTATCGGCAGGTAACGCCCTCTTTTAGCCGCCTCCTCTCTTATAGAGTAAGCTAAAGCTTTTTGGTACGCAACATCTTCAACACCAATTCGGTTGGGGTGCCATTTTTCCGTCAACCGAAACAATTGATCGATTATCTGTCTAGGGGATAGTTTGGCCCGAACCATTTCCCTTATGAATATATTACCATATTGGTCTATTGAAGTAACAGCCATTGCCGTAAAGTCGGCGTCCCTTTCCATAGAAATGGCTGGATCGACCGTAATATAGTTGTGGAACAGTTTACCAGTCACGTCAGTAGGGTCGTAATAATGGAACCATTCCCTTTTAAAGGTAGCATCCTCAGGCGGTACAGGGTCATTTAGGTATTGGGTGGAAAATTCATAGGGGCCTTTTTCTCTATATCGGGTCCAAAGCTCTTTATTATCGAATTTCTCTGGCCAAAGATTGGATTTTATCCCCTCCCCGCTCTTCAAGGCAGTAGCCAGATCCCCTTCCCACTCAAGTGCTTTTCTTATCATCACTTCATAGGAGGAGATAACGTGGTTTTCAGGGTCCATTATCCAAGAATACAGGTCTCCATCTGTCCAGCGGGTACCAATAACCAACATCTGCCCACCTGGGTCTAAAAGGTCAAGCGAATCCTTGTAACGAAGGATAACTTTCTCAATTTGCTCCCGAGTTCCAATATTTTCCCTTTCAACAAGGTCGTCGTGAATAATCAGGTCATAGTGTTGGCCTGTTTTAGTGGTTTCTACTCCCCAACCAGTTATATTGGGCTCTTTCCCCTTCTCAGAACTCTTGGCCGTCTTTAAAGTAATGCGGTTTTCGCTCCACTCCTCTGGATCTTCGGCCAAAGCGCCGAATATTCTTATCAAATCCTCGTTAAATTGAAGATGACGCTTAATTGCCCTAACGAAATCGGCCGCAGTCTGGTATCCAGCGTTTTGGATGAGGATTCTGACGGTTGGATCTTGGATAAGTCTAAATACCGAGTAGCCAACTGTGATCAAGGTGCTCTTGAGATGGCCTCTGGGGACTAAAATCAGTTTCTTCTTGTGCATATTGTCCTGCACGAAGTGACACAACTCCTTGTGGAAGGGGGCAAGGGCCACTTTTTCGGTGCCCTCCTCAGCTTTTAGGATATGTTTGTTGAAAATATATAGATCTTTGCTGGCCTTTTCCTTGAGGATCTGGTCTCTAGTATCTCTTTCTTCCTTGAGGCGTTCAATTATCTGGGTTTTGTAGACGTTTTGTAGCTCCATTAGGTAAAATTATACTACTTTTTCTACTGTTTTTCTCCTCTTCCCAGTTATTTATACACTCCCAGGCACTTTCCAGGATCTTTTCGATAGCTACAAAGTCATATTCAGGAATATTAACTGGGGCAAAAGCTCTAACAAACATTCTTTTGTCGGGGGAACGCAAATAATAGACGATACCCTTATCGGTAATAGTCGAGTGAAACATCCAGTCCTTGGGGTAAAACTCCTCCCAGCCCC